CACGGGGATTTGAAAGCCCGGTTTATTGTGCCACCATTTTCTATTTTAGACACGAAACAAGGATATTGGCAAGAAAGGAAAAACGGTTGGTTGGAAATCACGGGCAACCTTTCAGAAACCCGGGACGGTGAATTTGGCAAAGTATCCGGCGGGGAAAACTCCGTCTTTGATAGCATCAACAATGGTACTTCAAACTTTGACCCGGTACTCGCTGAAATCATGATGTTATGGTTCTGTCCCGATGGTGGCAAAATCCTTGACCCGTTTGGGGGCGAACAGACAAAAGGCGTTGTCGCCGGGACACTTGGACACCCTTATCAAGCCGTTGAGTTCCGCCCGGAGCAAGTGGCTTTGAACATGCAAAAATGCAAGGACTTTCCCGGGGTTCAATACTATGCCGGGGACAGTAACAACATTTCCGAAATCATCAAAGACAGGGAATTCAATTTCTGTTTCACTTCACCCCCCTACTATGATTTAGAAGTCTATTCCAAAGAGGATATGTCGTCCCTTGGTACTTACGAGGAATTCATGGCACAATACGAAAACATCTTCCGGCAGTGTTACGACATGCTCGCCGATAATAGTTTCCTTGTGGTTAAGATTTGCGAAATACGGGATAAAAAAACAGGCATTTATCGCAACTTCGTCGGGGATAACATTACGATTTTCCAACGTATCGGGTTCAATTACTACAACGAAATAATCCTTGCAAACAGTATCGGGACAGCGGCTTTCCGTGCGAATAATGCAATGGCAAACCGTAAAATCTGCAAGATACATCAGAACGTCCTTGTTTTCTACAAAGGCAACCCGGACAAGATAAAAGACAATTTCACTAAAATCGACTACAAAGATGAAGATTTGGAAATGGCTTGATGTCAGCGACATGGCAAAAGCAGCCCGGGCAAAGGTAATCCGGGGATACATGGAACAGGCAAATATCCGCCGGGCGGTGTGCTTTTCTTGTGGCAATGCAACCCGCAAACTTCAAGAAGCGGGCGTCGAACTTTTGGCAATTGCACCGGGGGGCGACATGCTCCCCGGGCGTTGGTTTACGCAAAGCGAAATCGCCGACAAGTTCTCCGGATATTTCGACGCTACAAGCGGGCACTTGAATTTGACTTTAATGACCGAAATCGCTTTGAATTTGCGGAAGCAAATGGCACTACAAGACGGCGGACTTTACGACGTACCAACGGGAAGCGGCGAAACAATCGTGTGTCTTAAAATGGCTTTCCCAACGTGCGAGTTCAGGGCGGTTTACAATAACTTAAACCCGGCAACTTCTTACGAACCAAAAGCCCCGTTGAATACCTTTGTGGCAACTTTCTTTGAAACCAAAACAATTGAACAAATATGCAAGAATTAAGGAATATCCCCACGGATTACAGTCTGACAAACTATGTCAAGCCGTTTTATGAAATGTTCAGCGATAAGAAATATCCCGTGAACTTGAAAGTTGACAGGCGTTTGGGTTCTATTCTTTCTTTGGTAAACATAAAAGCGGGCAAACGCCCAATTGAAGTGCTACATGATACAAAGTTAGAGGCAACGCTTAAAACCCCGGCAAACGTGGACGCTCGCAAGATTTTCATTGCTTTTTCCGGCGGGAAAGACTGTTTGGCGACTGCAATCAAGGCAAAACAAAAAGGCTTTGAGCCGACATTGGTTTATATCGGTGGGGTGAACAAGTCGCTTCCCTCTGAACACGTTTGCGCCGTGGCAACTGCAAAGGCAACAGGCTTCCCACTTATTGAATTGAAATTGCATATCGCCGGGACAAAAGAATACGGCGACCATCCTATCAAGAACATTCTTTTGCTGTCTATGATAGTGGACGAGGGATTGAAACATGGCTGCATAAATTTCAGCATGGGAAACCTCTTTGAAGAAACAGCCGACAGGGGTTCGCTTGACTTTGACTTTTCAGATAGTTGGGAAATGCTTCGAACGTTTGCCCGGCTTTTGGCGGCTTACATACCGGGGGCAAAATTGCACGCTTTTATTCACGACAACTTACAGTCTTTTCACACTGTCTTTCGTTTCAACAAAGCGGCACTATCAACACTATCAACGTGTATCACGCCGGATTTCAGACGCCCGATGATACAAAAGGCAAACCGGGCAAAATACGGGGCACAATTTATCCCCGAGTTCCGATGTGGCAATTGCTACAAGTGCGCCGACGAATACCGTTTCATGTCGGCGTTTGGTATCCGACCCTACAATCAGAAATTCATGGAACATTGCAAGGGGACAAACGCAAAGTTCGACAAGAACTATCCAACTGACTTCAAGGATACAACCCCGGGGATAAACCGTTTCGGCGGAAAAAACACAACGGATATTCAAGTGCTTTCCGATAGGTGTGGTTTCTATATCGGGAAACTCCTTTACGACGGAGGCTTAAACAAGTTCATTGTCGATGAATTTTATGGCAATCACCACTACAAAACCCGGGCGGAGGCAGAGGCAATCTTGGCACGCTACAAATCTATTTTAAAACTATGAATACTGCACAAAAGAAAAAAGAATTACGGTTGAATATCGTTTCGGAACTCTATAAACGTGGATACAGTGTCCGTGAAATTGCAAAGGAAGTGAAAAACCGTTTGGGGCTTGAAAAGGAAATGTCAACGGGCACTGTTTTCAACGACGTGCAAACCCTACTCAAAGAGTGGAAAGAAAGCCGGATTATGGATACTGATTTCGCCCTACAATTAGAACTATCCCGGATTGATGATACAGTCCGGGAATTGTGGTTGCAGTGGGAAAAGTCAAAACAGGATTACACAAAGAAAAGTGAAACACAAAAAGGCAGCCCCAAAAAGGCAGACGACAAAAAGGACGCCCCGGACGTGATTAAGACCTATCAAGTGGAAAAAACAGTTCAAGAGGTTGTTCAACTTGGGAACGTGGCTTACATTGCTGAAATACGACAGCAACTTGCAGAACGGCGAAAGTTGATTGGTCTTTACGCCCCGGAAAGGAAAGAACTTACAGGCAAAGACGGCAAAGATTTAAACCCCACGCCGGCGGCGATTGATTTAAGTGAATTGACACCCGAAGAAAAACAAATCGTTCTAAAAATAGCACGCAAAAATGACCAACAAACTTGAAATATCTCTTGAATTCTTGACAGCCGTTGAACGTGAAGCGTGCAAACAGGATTTCTTTGAGTTCGTGAAAAGTTTTTGGTATGTTATCATCAAGGAAGAGCCGTCTTACAACTGGCATATCCCGTTCTTATGTAAGGAGTTACAAGAACTATCAAAGTGTATTGTCGCCCGGGATAAAAAGTTATATGACTTGATTATCAATATCCCGCCCGGTACAACCAAATCGACAATCGTTACGATTATGTTCCCGGCGTGGTTATGGATTATCGACCCAACGATAAGGATTATCACAAATTCTTACAGTAGTGATTTATCCACAGAACACGCCGTAAAAAGCCGTGATATTATCCTTTCAGAAAAGTACAAGAGGCTGTTCCCGGAAGTGGTTATACGGCGTGATAAATCGGGAAAGGAAAGCTATGAAAACACGGCAACCGGGGCACGTTATACGACGTCAACCGGGGGCACGATTACAGGGAAGCACGCCCACGTCATAATCAACGATGACCCCTTGAACCCGAAACAGGCTGCAAGTGATACACAAAGGAAAGAAGCGAACGAACATACAAAAACGCTTTCCTCCCGTAAGGTAAACAAAGCCAAAACGCCGACAATCACTATCATGCAAAGGCTACATGAAAGCGACGTAACGGGGTATCTGTTATCAAAGAAAAGCGAGGGAATTAGACATATTTGTTTGCCCGCCGAAAGTAGTGGGAATGTCATGCCGGAAACACTTCGTGAAAATTACATTGGTGGGCTTCTTGACCCGGACAGGCTATCCAGGGAGGTATTGGATGAAGCGTTGGTCGATTTGGGTTCACGTGGATATGCCGGGCAATACGGGCAAAGCCCTGTCGCAGACGGTGGGAACATTGTCAAAAACGATTGGTTTCAGTACATTTCACGGGCTGATTTTGAACGTTTGCGAGAAAACGAACCAATTGTCTTTTTCGGGGATACGGCTTTCACAGACAAGAAAGATGAAAACGACCCGTCGGGCTTTATTGGTACATGTAAAATCGGACAATCTGTTTACATTACTGGGGCGATTAAGGTTTACAAGAAGTTCCCGGATTTGATTCGCTTTCTTCCGAAGTGGGTGGCTGCAAGTGGGTACACAAACCAAAGCACAATCAGGATTGAACCAAAGGCAAACGGAATTTCAGTTATTGACCAATTACGGGATTCAACCGGGTTGAATGTAACAAGAACGCCGTCGCCAAATAACAGTAAAAAACAACGGTTGGAAGTGGCTTCGCCGACAATAGAGTGCGGGCGTGTTTATGTAGTGATAGACCATTGGAACGAGGATTTCATTGATGAAATTTGCGGTTTCCCAAACAAGGCGCACGATGAATACGTCGATTTAATTTCTTATGCAATTGATTATTACATAAATACAACAGTCAGTCAAGATTTATCAAAATTCTTTTAAAATTATAACAATATGAAAATCAGTGAATTACTTTTGAAAAATGGTATCGTTATCGGGGAGGACGGGAAGTTTGACCCAATGAGTGTGATACTGAAATTAAGCCAACACAGGGGCATCCCATTACCTAAAGTAGAGGATTACAAAAACGAATATATCGTTTCACGACATGAAACGGTTGACAAGACAAAACGCCCGGATAAATTGGTTGAATTAGACGGTGGCAAAACACGGCTTGAAAAGGTGAACCGATTAGCGTTCCCACTGCAAAAAGAAATCGTGAAAAAGGCGGTTCAGTTTGCGTTTGGCAACCCGGTGAAATTAAACTGCAACCCGGCAAATGACAGCGAAAAAGCGGTGTTCACAGCCGTTGACCGTATCTTGTACGATAACAAGATAAACGGCTTTAATCGCCGTGTCGCCCGGGCGATGTTCCGTTGCTCGGAAGTGGCAGAGTATTGGTACAGCGTGCCCGCCGAACAGCATGAAGATTACGGCTTTCCATGTAGTTTCCGTGTCCGTGTGGCATTGCTAAACCCGTGGAATGAAGAAAAGCTATTCCCGTATTTCGACGAAAACTTGAATATGATTGCTTTCACCCGGGATTTTGTTTTCAGCGAAAGTGACACAGAAAAATTCCGTTGTTTTGAAATCCACACAGACGAGGAAACGTTGGTGTTGCGATTAAAGGAAAACAAGTGGGAAGTATCAGCCGCCAAACCAATCGCAATCAAGAAAGTCCCGGTTGTTTTTGGTATGCAAGAAGATGTCGAGTGGGCGGACGTGCAATACTGTATCGCCCGGCTTGAATACCTACTTTCTAACTTCGCCGATACGAACGATTATCATGCAGCCCCGAAAATCTTTGTTCAAGGGAAAATCGTGGGCTTTGCCAAAAAGGGCGAAGCGGGTGGCATTTTAGAGGGCGAAAAAGACAGCACGGCACAATATCTTTCGTGGGACAACGCCCCGGAGGCTGTTCGTTTGGAAATTGAAACCCTTATCCGTTTTATTTACGGGTTTACGCAAACCCCGGACGTATCCTTTGACAGCGTGAAAGGCTTGCAAGCTATCAGCGGCGAAGCCCTCCAAATGCTTTTCATGGACGCCCACTTGAAAGTTCAAGACAAACGGGAAATCTTTGATGATTACCTACAACGCCGTATCAATATCGTGAAAGCCTTTGTCGGAAAACTTGATACGAGGTTTGAAAATGCGGCTTCTGTAATGCGAATAACGCCCGAAATCGTGCCATACATGATTGACGACCAAAATAATATCATTAAAAATTTGGTTGCAGCAAATGGCAACAAACCAATTATCAGCCAAAAATCAGCCGTGGCAAAAGCCGGGTTGACACAAGACGCCGATGCGGAATGGGAACAAATTCAAGCGGAGGCAAAAGCAGATAATATGCAAAACATATTCGGAACAGGAAAATAAGAATTTATGAAGTGGGATATTGAAAATCAAAAGTTGGTCGCCTCGTTTTTAAACAGGCTTTCCGTGGTTTATGACAAGGCAACAAAACAGGCTGTCGGGCTTGGCTATTCGGTAACGAATTACAAGTCTGACAAGCCGTTTTCATTTTCCGACTTCCCTGTAACGGGCAAAAAGGCGGACAACCTTTTTTCCCAAATGGCTTATGAGGTGCAATCGCTTATCAACGGGGGGACGGAAGCGGCTTGGCTTATGTCCAACACTGTAAACGACGGTCTTGTGGACAAATACTTTGCGAAATCAGGGCTTTCTAAAGAACAGCTATCAAAGTACTATGACAGGAACTTGAACGCCCTTGTGGATTATCAAAAACGTATTGACAACGGCGTGTCCCTATCGGATAGAGTTTGGAAGTACACAAACCAATTCAAAAATGAAATTGAACTCGGGATTAGCGTTGGTATCGGGGAGGGACGTTCCGCCGACCAATTAAGCCGGGACATCCGGGAATACCTACAAGAGCCAAACAAGCTATTCCACAAAGTCAAAAACCAATACGGGCAACTCGTTCTTTCTAAAAATGCCAAAGCCTATCACCCGGGACAAGGTGTTTATCGTTCAAGCTACAAAAACGCCGTGAGGCTTGCAAGAACGGAAATCAACATGTCGTTTCATCAAGCCGATAACGAGCGTTGGAACAGCCTTAATTTTATATCCGGCTACAAAGTTGTAATGTCGCACGCTCACCCGGAGTTTGATATTTGCGATACACTGCAAGGCGAATATCCGAAATCATTTGTTTTTTGGGGGTGGCATACTCAATGTATGTGTCACACAGAGCCAATCATGTCGCCTGACAAGGAGTTTGCAAGCCAAACCGCAAAACTCCTGAAAGGGGAAGATGTTTCCGGGTACGTCCCATCGAATGCAATCACGGAAATGCCTCCAAATTTCAAACAGTGGGCTGTCGACAATCAATCACGTATTGAAACAGCGAAATCAATGCCTTATTTCATTGATAAGAACTTTGATGGTACAAACGTCGCAGAATGGTTCAAAAAGGCTGAAAAAACGGCTGCAATCGTGGAAACAGCCCCGGTATTGACAGCGGCACAACTTGAAAAACTTGAATGGAAGAAAGATGAAATCGTTTACGCTAAGAAAAAGATTGCGGAAGCCGAAAAATTTGGTGTTACCGGGGCAAATTACGACGCCCTCGTTGCAGCCATTGGAAACGAAAGTTTGACATACGCTCAAATCGCCGGGAAATCATCTAAATTGGTACAGGAAATAAAAGCCGCCAAACTTGCAGCCGCCGACCCATTTAGTGAAGCCGCCCTCTTGAAAACATACAGCAAAACAGAGGTTGAAAATTTGTTTGCAGCATACGAAAAATTCAAATTGAACAAACTGTCCGGGCTGAATTTACAAAGCCAAATCAGCAAGATAGAATATGAAATTTCGTGGCTTTCTGTAAACGGGAAGTATTCAACATCCGGGGTATTGAAACAGATTCTTGAAAAGGATTTGGCAGTAATGCAAAAGGAACTCCAATTCAAGTTAGATAACATGAATTTGTTCAAAGCCATTGATGAAGCAAAGTCCAAAATTCCAAACTCTATTCTTACCGGGGACAAAGGCATTATCAAGGCAGCGAACGACCTTGCAACAACGATTGAAAAAAAAGGTGTTACACTTGAAAGCGTAACAGCCAAATCGGCAAAATTAGACGAAGCGATTGCAGAGTACTATAAGAAAAAGAATGCCAAATTAAATAATATCAAGCCCGATTGGTCGGAAGCAAGTTATACGAAAAAGCGGAAAGATGATGCAATGTGGGCGAAAGACCCGGCATATGCAGACACAAAAGTCAGAGGCGTTCTTGAAAGTGTTTGGGGCGGTGCAATTGATTTAGAAAAAAGGGCGGCTTATCGTTATACTAAGGGAAGTTCTTATATAAACGAGCCATTAAGACAGCAACACTATTCCGGAAAATATATAGGAGTTTACAACGGGGAGGAAGATACGGCGGCTTTGACAAACATAATCAATCGTTCAAAATATGATTTTGATATGTGGTTGCAACGTGGTGTCGATATAGGTGGATTAGAGGGTGTTTTCAATATAAATTTATACGGGAAAGACCTTGCAACTATTAGATCTGAATTGGTAGGTAAAACAGGTATTGAACCCGCTTTTTCATCGTGTGCAAACGCAAAAGGGACGGGATTTTCGGATAAGCAGGTGATTTATAATATCTATTGTCCAAAGGGAACAAAAATGCTTTATTCAGAACCGTTTTCGGAATTCGGTAGTGGTGCAAAGTCGGCATCTTGGGACGGCATTTCAAAACAAACTACTTTCGGGAGCGAGGCAGAAATGATATTACAAAGAGGTACGAAATTCCGTGTTACAAAAGTAGATTATTCGGGCGGACAGTGGTTTATCGACGTTGAAGTTATAGGACAACTCTAAAAAGAGTTGTCGCTATAAAATTCACGATAATACACTTTAAAACCGGGCACGGCTGTTTCAAGGCTAATATCTTGAATGTAACGATTGAAAAGCAGTTTTTTCAAAGATAGTGGAACGCTGTCAGTTTTGGCAAAATCCAATAAATCGGCATACTCATATTCGCCGTTATCTTCATATTCGCCCCCTTTGTCGACCCAATACTTTTCTATAAACCATTCTTTTGATTTGCCCGCTTTTTCTATTGCACCGGGGCACGCCGCTTCGCCTTTGTAGTACTTACAAACGGCGATTAATTTTTTCTGTTCCATATCCAAATGTCTTTTTAAAATCATTGATTACTTTTTTCATTTCGCCCGGCAAATAAGCCAAAGCCTTTTCAATTAATTCAACGGGCACGCCGTAACATGCCTCCGCCAAACTTCCGACAATCGATGCAATGGTATCCGTGTCCCCGCCGATTGAAACTGCAAGCCTTATCGCACTTTCAAAGTCTTTGCTTTCTTTGAGACACAGTAAACAAACGGGGACTGTCCCTTGGCATGTTTCGTCAAATGTATTTGTTTTCTGCAATAAACAAAAGTCTATTTCGGGATAACCGTACCATTGTAAAACATTTTTTACAACTTCATCTTTCGCAATTCCGTGTCTAAGCAAATAGATAGCCTCTGAAATTGTTTGCGCCCCCTTAATCCCCTCCGGGTGGTTATGGCTTATTTCAGCCGATTGTTTTGCAGCCCGTAAAATATCTTTTATGTTTCCAAAAGCCCACGCAACGGGCGAAACTCGCATTGCAGAACCGTTCCCAAAGCTGTCGTATCCGCCGATTGTTTCTTCCCAAATCCAACGCCCAAAACGCCCGCCGTATCCGCCCGCCGGGTTGGGATATTTGCGACACCACTTTCGCATGATTTTTGTCAAATCTTCTATTGTCAGAAATGGAACATCTTGCAACAACCATTCAGCGACGGCAACCGTGCAAATCGTGTCGTCTGTAAAACTGCAATCTTTGTGAAAAAGTTCAAATTCAGTTGAACGGTGATTGTTGAATTCAAAACGTGAACCAACTATATCGCCGATAATTGCACCTATCATTTTCTTTTCCCCCTTTCTGTTTGTTTGTGATAAACTCTAATTGAAGTGATACGGCACTTTGCACCCCGGTATTCCACGCCCCGGGCAACGCCAACATTCCAAAGATTGCGGACTTTGCAACCGATAACCTCGGGCGTGAAAGTGTCGTAAATGGCAGCCAAAGAGCCAAAATAAAAATCCGTTTCGCCGACGTAAGTAGGATACTTCGCTTCGGCTTCTGTTAATGGTTCGTAGAACTCTAATTTATAATTTTTTGTCATTGGATTGTTTTTTTTTGATTAAATCAAATCTTTTTCTTAATTTTAAAAATCTTTTTTCCTTTTCATCTTCTAAGTCTTGAATTTCTTTTGATAGCCTTTCTATTCGCTTTGTGTCAGATATACCAAACTCTTGTTCTGTTTTATAACAGTTTGAAAGTTCTAATTTTAAACTTTCGCTTTTTGTTGCGATTTCTTGGAAATCTTTAGAGGCATCTTCTGTTTTTTTAATATAGGTTTCTAATTTCATGATGAATAATTTTAATTTACAAAGGTAATATATTTCTTTCAATAAATGTATTATATCCGATATAATCAATTTATTTTGTCGCTTTTGGTACTCTTTTGTTCTGTCTGATACGGAAGTCGCTTCCGGGTTCACGCCCAAACCGGGCGGCAAACTTTTCTACTATTTCATCGTTCGTGGCTTCCGGGCGAACAAAGATTGTCAATACCTTTCCCGGAAACCCAAAATCCCGGGCGTGAACGGCTCGGGTTCGTGGGTCATTCTTTGCCGTGGTGGCTTTGTGTTTTTCCAACATTACAGCCGTTTTTTCAACGGCTCTTTTTGGCACAATGGCATCCAATAGGTCGTCTATCGTTTGGGGCTTTTTTGCAGCCTTTTTTTCGCTTGGTCGTTTCATGTTATTCCTCTCCCTCTTTTATGGTTTCAACCCTTTTCAAGTGTCCCGGGCAACCGTGCCTGAAATAATCAAAATCCGGGCACTCCGCCCCGGTTACAAGTGGCAAAACTGTCCATCCGTTCGATTGACATTTTGCAAGGTACTCACGGCATTCAGCGTCGGACATTTTGCGCCCCTCGTCGGTTGTCATTACATCAACCATTTTCCGGCGTTTGTACATGTTCAAAAGCCCTTGAATATCGACGCACATGTGTCGTGTCGTGTGATAACGTTTGCCGGGCAAATGTTCGGTGTCGTCGATTTCGGTAACTTCAAAATCAAAAAATCCAACTTTGCACTCCGGGCAAAAGTAAGGGGCTTCAACCGGGTTTTCAACCTCGGTGCAAACCGTTCCGCAATGGTTACAAATTTTGTGTTTCATTTTCTTTTGGTGTTATAATTTCAGTCATTAATAATACTTTCAGTTTGCACGGGTAAAACCCCCGCCCAAACGCTGTCCGCCGAATTGCGACGTATTCCGTGCTGATATTTGATACTTTCATTCGGTTGCTTTTTTTAGTGCTTTGTAAATCAATTCAGTTGCTTTTGCCCTTTGTTCTATATATCCACTTTTTAAAGCAGATAAAGATTCAATACACGCATCAATCAACTCCGGGGCGGCGACCATTGCTTTCACGTTGGTAACTCCGTCTCCCGATTGGAAACCCGGATTGTGGATTGCATTGCACCGCAAAACAGCAATCCAATCACTGTTATCGGCTTTCACTATTCTATAAACATCGGCTTCGCCCGTTTCTTCTAAAACCCATTCTTGGGGCTTGAATTCTGTCTTTATCATGGCTTAAATGAATAAATGTAAGTTTGCAGCGTCTTTCTTGTTTTCCGGTAGGTGGTGTTTAAATGGTCTATCTAAACAAAAGCTATCAATCACAGATTTCACGGTTCTATTGTCGTTTTTTCCTTTTTTCCATTCTTCGGGTATTGCACCTG